ACCTTAGGAATAATATTTCTAATGGCAGCGTCTTGATTAGTACTAGAGATATTTGCATAGGCCTTATACTCGGCAAGAGTTACTAATTCTGTAGCCATTATTTACTCCTTAAATTCTTTTATAAGCAATCTTCGGCCCTTTAACGCCGGTCACTTGCGATCTCTTTCGAGTGGAAGAATGCTTATAAAAGAGGGGACCGAAGTCCCCGTCTTTATTAGGTGTGACGTAGAGTCGACACGCCCATACCGTTTGCGGTAGAGAACTGGGTAATACCAGTACGTAGGGAAGCAACAAGCACCTTACGCTGAGTTTCAACCAAGTCTTGTGTATCGAAACGAAGACCACGCTGGTTACCAGCTAGGAAGTTCGCAGGGGCTACACAGATAGCACCGATATTAGTGTTGCTAGAAGCAGTACCACCAGTACGAGCTGCAAAAGCGTCTGATACTAGAACTGGGGTTCCGCCGATCTGACCAACTTGACCAGTCAATACAGTAGCTGCAGGACCAACCTTATCCATAGTCTGGAATACAGTGTCTTCCATCAGATCGAAATAGGTTTCAGTAGAAACGATATAACGAAGATCGGAAGGCTCAAGACCCCAAGCGCCCAAGTCCTTACGCAGTTTGCGTAGGTCAGCAGTAGTAACAGTACCAGTGTTGGTAACAGTAGCAACTGAAGTAGTATCGTATGCTGCAACGCCAGTGAATGGGCTGTTAGCATCGTATAAGTAAGCCTTGTCCATACCACGAGCAACACGACGGATCATTGCGTCACGAATGATTGGCAGAAGAACCAATAGTGAATCTTCTTCTTCTTCGTATGCAAGATATTCCATGGTTGCAAGTTTGTATGCAGACAGGGTGATTTCTTTAAGTTGATGAGTCTGAGCAGCACCTGGGGAAGCAGTAGTACCAAAGGAGGTATTAGCAATCCAAGTAGCAAGACCAGCTTCTGGGTTAACAGGGATCTTCATCACGTTGGTAGCCATGTCAAGTGCACGGAAGTTAGGCACAATAACTAGACGACGACGGATTTCATTTTCCATGTTACGGGAAACTTCAAGTTCCCAAGTAGCGTTAGGAACGTGTGCACCAGCTTTTTCAACTAGATCGCGACCGTACTTGGTAGACTCTATGCTCTTACCCATGATCTTAGACAGAAGAACTGCCTTTTCACGATCAGCGTAAGAAGTACCTTCTTGGGTTTGCTTGTCGGAGAAAGACATTTTGCTCTTCTGGATAGCGTCCAGTTCAGATGCCTTTTCTTTGATTACAGACTCAAGACCAGCGATAGTCTTCTGAGTAGATTCGGTTTGTTCAGCGAAACGCTTTTCAATATCAGCAAGCAGACGCTCAGCGCCAGACTCTTGCAGCTTAACTGCGGAAGCAACGCGAGCGTTAAAAGCAGCTTCTTCAGCAGCTTTGGCTTCTTCTGCGGCTTTAGCCTCAGCTTGGGCCTTAACAACTGCGTCAGCAGCGTCTTTAGCAGCCTTAGCAAGCATTTGTTCTAATTCTTTTGGATCCATATTCCATTCCTTTTTTGAGTTATCAGGCTTTTGTTGTGCAGAAGACTCAAGCTCTTTAGCTGATTCTTTCTTTACTTCAAACTGACTTTTAAATTTGCCGTAATCTTCGGCATTGTCAAACGACTTAGATAGGCTAAAAGTGCTATCTTGGTTACAAGGTACTGATACTACAGAAATCTCCAACAGTTCAAGTTCTTTAATAATGAACAGATCAGTTAGTGAATCATAGATAGCATCTTTGATAACGAATCCAACGCTAAACGCAGTTAGTACGCCATCTTTAATTAAGTTAAACGTATCCTCAGCGGCTGCTGAAATACGTGCTTTTACCCAAAGGCCTTTTTCATCTACAGAATGTTCAACCATGCGACCAATTGGTTCATCGTGATCATGCTGAGCTAAAATGATAGGATTCTTGAGATAGTTTTCCAGAGCCTTACTCCACGCCGTCATTGGAATGACGTCGCCCGATCTATCTACTGAGGTGCAATTTGCATAGCCTTCAATGAAGATAGAGTCGATAGGATCATTTGCTGTCGGTAGGGGTACGCTTTTCTGAAATTGCTGATTAAGATATATAATCTTTTGTTTCATAAAACTCCTTATGGTGCTACAGGTTCTTTCGGCTTCTTGGGAGCACCACCCTCGGTTGGATTAGCAGCTGATCCTGCTATGTTAGCCGGAACTCTAATGTCGTCCTGTCCAGGTTTAGTAGGGTATCGTAACTCTGTACGCGCTTCATTCGGGGTAATAATACCCCCGTTTACTAATGTTGCGTGATAAGAGGCGATTTCCTTAATATCTGGTTGCAGAGCTGATACATTGGAGGTTACTACATCAATATCATATCCAAAGAAGTACTCGATTGCAGAGGTGAACCTCTTAACAATAGGTATTACAGTCTCTAGATAAAATAATCGTAAATTGGGAGAGATATTGGCATTGTTTCCACCGTCAATAAGAACTTGTGGAACACCTAAAGCCATTAGAACTTTCATGTTATGTGTCTTGATGCTAACATCAAAGTCCATATCTTTAAAGTTCGAATCTCCAATACTCTTTAACTTTAGGCCACTATCAAGAATCATTGGGCGCTTAGCACCATTCTTAACAGAGTACTTAGTCATCCAGTTCATAATCGTTCTATCCTTAGCTAGTTGGCTAAGAGTATTATCTGTTTCGATTACGATACCTGCAATAGCTCCATTGTCAAAGAATTGATCTTGGAACTGATGCATCTTGTAAAGAGTATTAATTGATCTAGTGGCTGAAGCTAGTCTAGAGGTTCCTCTATATACTGAGCTGCTACTAATATCTTTAATATGAATAATTTCTGTAGGCTTGAACTTTGTTATACCGTTATAAGTATAACCAGCTACAAAAGTCTTAGCATCTGGCTCTACAACCATATTGGCTGCAGGTAGATGATATAAGAAAGCACCATCGTAATAAATAAAGATATTGCCCTCTAGGACATAATCTGTAAATATATGGGTACGAAACTCTTGTGCTGACTGGTAAGGGTTAGGGCGAAAGTTTAATAAATTATTAAGACTTTTCTGTCTAATACCAACTGTTATACCATCCAGAATTTTATCTTTTACATCATAGTCTAAACTAGCTGCGGCTGATACAATTAAATTTGTACCGCGACTTACTGACTCTAGTTTATCAAATGCCTGGGCATATGTTATTAGCGCATCAGAAGCTACCTGAGTACCTTCTGAATGCATAATTTGTTCTTGTGCTGGGTTTTCTTTAGTAAACCAGCTTAGTGGGTTCCACTGCATAAACGTCCTTAATAGAACTTGCTAAAGGTGCCACTCTTTGGCTTAGATAAAGGGGCTTCCTCTACCATAGGTTCTATACCTAACCGTTTAGCTACTTGTTTCTCAATCCAGCGAACCTGTTTCTGAGAAGTAGGTAGTGGGGGCGCTTTGCCGAATACTCTATGTAAGGCAACGTGGTGCTTATTACATAGCGTAAACACTTCCACGTATATCTCATTATAGTGCTGGGCTATAAAGTCGTCCCTAACGGCAACAATGGCGTCATCAGTAGAGATGTCAATTCCATTGTCTTTAGCCCACTTTTCTAGCAATAGTGTAACTGAGTTAGTATGATGAAGCTCTAAGTCCTCAGTTGAGCCGCAGATATGACAACTATCTTTCTTCTCATAAGCCGACTTAGCGCAGTCTCGTACCCACTTAACAGCCACTCTCTTGTTTCCAGTGTTCTTTGCCACTACGCGTCCTTAAACTTTTTCTTTCACATTAACCACTATTATACTAGCAAAGGTACCAGAAGTCAATGACGAAATTTTTTATGCTGTACATAAATAAAGCCTCGACAAAGCGAGGCTTTACTATATATTACTTCTTAGGTGGTTTCTTACCTGGCTTACATCCCATAGTATATCCTATAAGTTGAAGATTCTAGCAAATAGTCCTCTAGATTTTAGTCGCTTGACTTCTTCCTGAGAACTGTCTAAAAGTTCCTGCAATACTTCTATATCGTCTTCGAGTTCTTCTGCTAGACTTCCAGATTTAAGATCCTCTAGAGTATTAACTACTTTCTCGAGTTCCTTCTGTACTCTTAACCAATTACGTAAATGGTCAAAGGTACTAATACTCCATACGTAGTCATTAACTCTATTTAGAGTATCTTTATCTTCCCTAGATAGGTCGAAAGGTTTAGTAGTATTTAATATTCTTTCACTCCAGTGCATAGAAATGAAATAGTTTTCCATTATATCTATGTGATCTGGGTGACATTCGAATATTACTTCATACTTAGGCTCACCATACTTTTCATAACATTCTTGAATCTTTTTAGTATGTGTGCCTTTTGACATAGCCTTACCGTGCTGCGACCAGCGTTTGTCAATATTAGATGACTTGCCGATGTATACAGAACCATCACTGAAGGTTAGTTTGTATATTCCTGAGCTCATTATTCTTTAATCTCGAATTTAAGGATAAACTCGCGAATATCTCTGACATATGTCTTGTCATTTCTTTCGTATATTACCATAAGCCTGCCCTCTTCGCTACCATTAGTAGCGTCGATGGCAGTGCCTTTGATTACATATACATCACCTGTCTTTAGGTGTATTGCTGATGATGGAGTTCTCATGCTGTAAATGTATATAAGCCATATCTTATAGCATCTGCAATGTGAGACGCTTCATTATGTAATGGCTTTTCGTTAACTAGAGCTTCGTTTGGATCCCATTGATATTGATCCATAGCGTCTAGTACATGGGTACAGTGGGATAGAATCTTAACTCTATCTTGCTGAACCAAAGTTTGAGTATATGCAATACCTTCTAGAACTTGCTTCTTTGCTTTGATTGTAGCGATATCGTATTGATAAGCCAAGTCTGCTGCAAATTGTGCTGATGCAGGGTCGATGAAGATTGCATCAATGCCCCACTTTAGGATAAGTTCTTGAATAGATGCTGCATGCTGTTTAGTAGTTTTCTCCGCTTCTAGGTAGTCATCTACTATATAGTAAGAATCATTGCTATTATCATAAGCAAATACCACAAAAGCAGTAGGATCTTTATATCCAGGATCCATACCAGCGAAGAACTCATAATTGCCTTCTGGAAGTTCTTCAATGATATTCTCTGTAGATAGTGAGAAGATCTGACCTTGGAAAGTATTGAAGCTAGCATAGTACTCCTGTTCGAATTCTGCTGCACTCATACCGCGTTTAGCTTCTAGAATATCGGCTTCCGACATTCGGTCGTTTTCTTTCCAGTCTGCGATCAGAGAGCACCACTGTGGAAAGTCTGGAGAGTACCCACGAGCATGAAAGCGGCTAAACCAGTTCTTCTTACCTCGAGGTGTAGAGATAAAGATAGCTTTAGAGTTTGGGCGATCTAGCGTTGGTCGCAACGATACATTAAAAGCCGCTTCACCATCAGAACTTAGAGCAGCCTCGTCAAATAGAATAAGCTGGTAAGAACGTCCGACGCAACTATCCACTTGATTGATAGAACCTGCACGAACTGTGGATCCATTGGATAGTTCAATAACGCGGTCTTTCAAGTTATCTCTAATTACTTCTAGCTCAAACTGTGCAATGAACTTACGCTGAAGCTCAAAGGAAATGTTTGATAGTGAGTAATTAGGAGACATAATTAGCACATTACAGTTAGGAATTAGCACAATCATCTGAGCAATGATATTTGCGATAAAGGTCTTTCCTAACCGGCGCGCGAGTGCCGCACACACGAAGCGATACTTAGGGTTATTAATAGCGTTAATTAGAGCTATCTGAGGCTCGTTAAGGCTATCGTATACACTAAGGCTTTTATCTACTGGCGAAGGCATTAGCTTCAAGTAGTTTTCGATAGGTAGCTTAATAAACCTATCACTAGCATCAAAGTACTCTAGTGTATGAGATTTTACGTCTTTACGTGATACTTCTAGCATGGCGTACAGATTAAGTTATGGCTAACGTAATTTCTGTCCCAGATATTACGCTCCAGCTTAAAGTAATTATCTGGACTATAAAGAGGCGGAAAATGCTCTTCAATCGTATAGCCTAAGGATGTAATATAAGCACGAAGGGAAGCGGATTTTTCACGTCTATCATCTTCAATGTACATGATAGGACGGCAGCGTGCTATGGTGGAGACAGCTCCACGTAACACGCGCTCTTCAAAGCCTTCTACGTCGATCTTCATAAAGCCAATATCACTAAACTCAAAGCTGTCTAAAGTAACTACAGATACTGGAATGGTGCCTAATTCCGAACGTGTGCCGATCGACTGCCCACCATAGTTCGCTCGTGAACCTCTAAGGATCTTTGGCATACTTAAGGTGGCTGGCGCATCAGATAAGCCCATGTTATAGCAGGTACCTCTAACATTCTTAGATAGTACTTCGAATACATCTGGCTGTGGCTCAAAGCTGATGACAGTAAAGCCATTAGCTTCTAGTGCTTGTCCCATTACTCCGAAGTTAGCTCCAATATCCAAGCAAGTACCAGAAGCTAGAGTTATGATTTTCTCGGTTTCTTCAGGGTTGTATTCGCCATAATGAAATAGTGAGCGACCAACATACTCG